CTCTCCCTCTACCCGGCAGAAGAGCAGGACGCCCTCGCCCAGACCCTGCAGCTGGAGTCCGAGCCGCTCAACAAGCTGCTGCAGGCCTTCGCCTACCGGGAGTTGCTGCTGCGGGCCCGCATCAACGATGCCGTCCAGGCGGTGATGCTGAGCTATGCCGCCGGCGCAGACCTAGATCAGATCGGCGCCAACTTCCATGTGACGCGCCTGCTCATCTCCGCCGCCGACCCCGACGCTCTGCCGCCGGTGGAAGCCGTGTGGGAAGCCGACAGCGATTTTCGCCGCCGCATCCAGATGGCCCTGGATGGCCTGTCGGTGGCCGGGCCGGCCTCGGCCTACCAGTTTCATGCCCTCTCGGCAGATGGACGGGTGTTGGATGTGGGCGTCACCAGCCCGGAGCCGGGTGAGGTGGTGGTGGCAGTATTGAGCCGGGAGGGCGACGGCACCGCCTCGGCGGAACTCATCACCGCCGTGACCAGCGCCATCAATGCCGATGACATACGCCCGCTGACCGACCATGTGACGGTGCAGACCGCCATCATCCACCCCTACAGCGTGGAGGCGACCCTCTACGTCTATCCGGGGCCGGACAGCAGCGTGGTGATGGCCAACGCCCAGGCTGCCCTGGAGGCGTATGTCGCCCAGGTCCACCGCATTGGCCGGGACGTGCCTCGCTCCGGCCTCTATGCCGCCCTGCACCAGGCCGGCGTCCAGCGGGTGGAGCTGGTGAGCCCCGCTGACGACCTGGCGATCTACGACGACGAGGCCGCCTGGTGCCAGAGCATCACGCTGACCCTGGGAGGCGTGGCGCAATGACCCTGCTGCCCCCCAACGCCACCCCCCTTGAGCGCAACCTGGCCAGCCTCACCGAGCGGCTGGATCGGCTGCCGGTACCGCTGCGGGATCTGTGGAACCCGGACACCTGCCCGGCCAATCTGCTGCCCTGGCTGGCCTGGGCCTTTGGCCTGTCGGCCTGGAAAGAATACTGGCCGGAGAAGACCAAGCGGGACCTCATCAAGCAGGCCGTGATCCTGGCCCGCCGCAAGGGCACCCGCTACAGCGTGGAACAGGTGGTTAAGTCCTTCGGCGCCAACCTGGTGCTGCGCGAGTGGTGGGAAACCACCCCACCTGGCACGCCGCACACTTTCGACATCGTCATCAACTACGGCGGCGACACCGTCACCGAGGCGCTGCAAAACGACGTGGTCGATGAGATCCGCCGCGTCAAACCGGCCCGCAGCCACTTCACCCTGAGCATCGGCCTGAGCGCCACCGCCGCCATCAACCTGGTGGGCGTGGTGCGGGTGGCCACCTATAACCGACTCACCCTCACAGGATAAGCCCATGTCTGCCTTGCAACTGACCATCACCCAGGCCGGCCGGAATGCCCTGGTCAATGCCCAGAACACCGGCACCCTGCCCCTGACCATCGACCAGGTGGTGCTGGGCACCGGCCTCTATCTGCCGGATGAGGGGCAAACCGCCCTGCTCAGCCCTATCAAGACCCTGACCACCTTCGGCGGCCAGGTGGTGGCAGACGACACCATTCACCTCACCATCACGGACGACAGCGCCGACGGCTACACCCTGGGCGAGATCGGCCTCTATGCCGGCAGCGTGCTGATGGCCGTCTATGCCCAGGAGACCGCCATCCTGGAGAAAGGCGCCAGCCAGCTGGTGCTGCTAAGCGCCGATATCCAGTTCACCAGCCTGCCGGCCAACGCCATCACAGTGGGTGACACCCAGTTTGCCTACCCCCAGGCTACCGAGTCCGCCAAGGGGGTGCTGGAGATCGCCACCCCCACAGAGGCGGCCACCGGCACCGACCACAGCACCGCCATCACCCCCAAGACCCTCAAGCAGGAAACCGACAAGAAGCTGGGCAAGACCGAGACCGCGGTGGCCGCCGGCAAGTGGGCAACCGCCCGCACCCTGAGCCTGGCCGGTGACGCCAGCGGCTCGGTGAGCTTCGACGGTTCGGCCAGCATGACCCTCACCGTCAGCGTGGCCGACAACTCCCACCTGCACACCATCAGCAATATCAGCGGCCTGCAGACGGCCCTGGACGCCAAGCTGGCCACCACCGCCAATGCGGTCTCGGCCTCCAAGTGGGCCACCTCCCGCACCATCAGCCTGACCGGCGATGCCAGCGGCTCGGTTAGCCTCGACGGCTCGGCCAATGTGACCATGGCAGTCACAGTGGCCGACGATTCCCACAACCATGTGGTCGGCAATGTGGATGGCTTGCAGGACGCGCTGGATAACAAGCTGAACTTAACTGGTGGCACCATGACAGGCTTGCTGATGGCGGCTAGGGTAGCGGCCACAGGTTCAGGCAGCGAATATAACGTTGGCGCCTTTGAGGCGCGAGGTGACGGAACAGCAAACACCATTTACCCGACCATAGGATTTCATCAGCCAGGCATGTTCGCCGGCACTATTCAGATGCGTTCCGCAACTGAGTTTTTCCTGTTCAAGCAAGGCGCTGCCACCAAAGGCAACCTGAATGCTAACGTGGGTCGTTTTGACGGCGTTCTGTTGGCTGATCGTATCTACGCTGGTTACGACTCAGGAGAAGGTAACTCAATCAGCTGTTCAAACTGGTTCCGCAGCTCTGGCGCAACCGGCTGGTATAACGCCACCTATGGCGGCGGTATCAAGATGACGGACACCACCTGGGTTCGAACTCATGGCGGTAAGAAGTTCCTGGTGGACAATACCGATGCGGACGCGATCTACTCAAAGGGCGGGATCCAAGCTGACGAGGGTGCCAAGATTGCAGGTGAAATCACCTTCAACAACGGCTATTCCGCCAGTATCGGTGCTTCCACCGGCGATGGCGCCAGTTCAACCTTGGCCAACGTCCAGATTAGATCATGGTACGGCGTCGGCTTTGCCCCAAGTATCTCCGGGCAAACCATCCCGCAGTACGAAAATGCCGTCTACATCAACGTGCGTGCCGGCCAGCTGTATGCTCGGGGCGGCCTCTATGACAGTGGCAACCGCGTCTACAGCGCAGCCAACATCCCCACCCCAGGCACCATTGGGGCACTGGCCGCCACCGCCAATGCGGTCTCCGCCTCCAAGTGGGCCACCGCGCGTACCCTGACCCTGGCAGGCGATGCGTCGGGCTCTGTCAGCCTGGACGGATCCGGTAACGTCACCCTGACGGTGGCCGTCGCTGATGACAGTCACGCCCATGTCATCGGCAATGTGGACGGCTTGCAAGCGGCCCTGGATGCCAAACTGGCCGCCACCGCCAATGCGGTCTCCGCCTCCAAGTGGGCCACCGCCCGCACCATTACCCTGACCGGTGATATCAGCGGCTCCGTCAGCCTGGATGGCTCGGGCAATGTCTCGCTGGCCACTTCTTTGGCTGTGTCCTCCGGCGACAAGGGAGCCGCTGCCACTACCCTGTGGACCGGCAGCTTCGGCACCCATCCCACCACCCTGTCCCTGGCGTCGGCCATCTCCAACTTCAAGAAGGTGCGCTTCTCCGGGGTCAACAGCGACAACACCATTGCCTGGTCCATCACCGTCTCTTACGACGAGTGGGCCGCCTTGTGCGCCACCGGTCTCATCGTTCTGATCGCCTCCGGTGACTACGTCTACCGGTTCAGCAATCCAACACTCACCGCCACCACGCTAACCAGAAGCACCAGCGCCAACTGCTACCTCACCAAGATCGTGGGGCTCAACTAACCCAGACGGCCACCGCCATATCTTCACAAACAAGGAGCAACACCATGGGCAACCCCATTGCACAAACCACCTTTGAGGCCACCTTTACCGATGCCTACGGGGTAGAACACCCGGCGGCGGTTTGCGCCATCGCCGCCATCAGCCGCACCGAGAGCTGTCATTTCACCAGTGATCTGGCAACCGCCGGCGAGACCACGGCCAATTGCTACTACTCGGTGCGCTATTGGCACAATGCCGAAGCCCTGGCCAGTGGCGCCAAGGAGCTGCTCTACAGCGACAAGGAAGGCGTTGGCCAGTTCCAGTTCGATATCCTTGGCGACAAGACCCTGACCGAGCTGGTGAGTGACTGTCAGGCCCACTTCGTGGCCACCCTGGCCGGCACGGCACAGTAAGTACAGCCAACCCCTGTCGATGGCGGCTCGTTGTCACCCTCTCCCCCGACAACGAGCCGCGCTCATTCCCTCGCCGCCCTGGTGGCATCCTCCCTGTGACACATTCCTATCCGGATCAAGGAGCCCTGCCACATGGCAACCGACTACCATCACGCGTCTCCACCGCCGTCATCGGTCTGGTGGCCACGGCTTCCGATGCGGACGCCACCCAGTTCCCCCTCGACACCCCGGTACTCATCACCAACGTGCTGAGCGCCATCGGCAAGGCCGGTACCCTGGGCACCCTGGCCAAGGCTCTGGATGCCATCGCCGACCAATCCTCCCCTCTGTGCGTGGTGGTGCGGGTGGCCGAAGGGGCCGACGAGGCCGAGACCACCTCCAACCTCATCGGCACCGTCACCGAATCCGGCAAGTACACCGGTATCAAGGCCCTGCTGGCCGCCCAGGGTCAACTGGGGGTCAAGCCGCGCATCCTGGGCGTGCCCGGGCTCGACAACCTGCAGGTGGCCACTGAGCTGGTGAGCGTCGCCCAGCAGTTGCGGGCCTTCGCCTACCTGTCCGCCTTTGGCTGCAACACCAAGGAGGAGGTGGTCGCCTACCGCGCTAACTTCGGTCAGCGCGAAGCCATGGTGATCTGGCCTGAGTTCATCAGCTGGGACACCACCGCCAATGCCGCCGTCACCGACTGGGCCGTGGCCCGCGCCCTGGGCCTGCGGGCCAAGCTGGACGAGGAGCAAGGCTGGCACAAGACCCTGTCCAACGTGACCGTGAACGGGGTCACCGGCCTGTCTGCGGACGTCTATTGGGATCTGCAGAACCCCAACACCGACGCCGGCTACCTCAACAGCAACGACGTCACCACCCTGATCCAGAGCAGCGGCTTCCGCTTCTGGGGCTCCCGCACCTGCTCGGATGATCCGCTGTTTGCCTTCGAGAACTACACCCGCACCGCCCAGGTGCTGGCCGACACCATGGCCGATGCCCACCTGTGGGCGGTGGACAAGCCCATCACCCCCACCCTGGTCAAGGACATCGTTGAAGGCATCAACGCCAAGTTCCGCGAGCTCAAGGGCCTGGGGTACATAGTGGACGGCAAGGCCTGGTACAACACCGACCTCAACGAGGCCACCACCTTGAAGACCGGCAAGCTGTACATCGACTACGACTACACGCCGGTGCCGCCGCTGGAGAACCTGATCTTCCAGCAGCGCATCACCGACAGCTACCTCATCGACTTCGCCGCCGC